GTAGGCGTTGAGTGCCGGAGCAAGCGTCACTCTCTCCGCCGCCAGATCCTCCTCGTTCACCCGGACCATCCCTTGCAGCAGCGCAATTTGCGAGGACTGCGCCTGCATCATCAGGCCGGCGAGGCGCGGGTCCGGCTGCTGCTGCGCCTGCGCGAAAGCCGAAACCGAGAACAGCAGCGTTGCCGCGATAGCAATGCGTATCATGGGGCCAATACCTTTACCGTAAAGGGCGCCGAGCCAAGCGATGCTTTTAGCTCCCCGGTGCCGGTGTCCATCCATATTGTCCATGTACCCGCCACCAACGCCGGCCCCGCCTCGCTGACAACAATGAAATTACCGCCGGCAAACGCTCCCCCACCGCTAATAGTGGCATTGCCGTTGATGACCGCGTTCCCCGAAACCCCGAGGTTCCCGTCTACATTGACCGGGGCGCTCGGCGCCACGCCGCCGAGGTGGACAACATTGTCGGCCCCCATGAACATCATGTTGGATAGGGTCGTATTGTCCACATAGAACCCTTGAATCGGGTCCATGTTGCTCAGAAGCACCGCCGCCAGGGCGTGCGGCGACGGCCCCCCGAGCGACAGGTCGAGGCCGATCGCAGATCCGCCATAATCCCCGAAACAAATCCCCGCGGTCGGTTCGATGGTCGCGAGCCCACAGGCAAAGCCGGTGCTGGTCTTTATTGAATTGAACGGGTTGATGAGGAAGCCGACATCGGCGCGATTGCCCGTACCCGCCACGCCGTTTGAAAAGAGATACCCGACCATCATCTGCGCGGACGGATTGAACCCCCTCGGCCCCGGCGCATCGGGTCCATTCGTTCGGATCGTCTCCGCCTCGAAGCCGATCGTGAATTGAGCGTTGTAGCTCTGCCCCCAGCCGATCACGCCATAGGCGCCGCCGCCAATGCCCGAGGTCGAGGTCGAAACTCCCACCCCCCTGAAGCCCTCGACAAAGGTGCCGAAGCCGCCAACGGTATCAATGCCCTCCGCCGACCCACCACGGCAGTTGTTGTTGGTGGTGTCCGCCCCGACCACCATCAGATGGCAGACCGAGTAGAGGGCCGGGCGCGCCCATGTGATCGGCGTCCCTCCAAGCGAGGTATCGTAGAACTTTTCGACCGCAAGCGCCGCCGCCGGGTCTTGGCTTGGCGCGAACGAGGCACCCCAGATGTGGGCCGGGCTGCTGGCTGTCGGGTAGTAGTAGCCTGTCACGCTGCCCATGCCGTCGCTGAGCAATGTCCCGGTGGTGTTGTCGAAGAACGCCAGACGGTTTACGACCGAGCTATTGGGGCCGATGACATTGCCCGAGCCCGCGCCCGAGACGACGCAGTTGCGGACCGAGGTGAAGTTCGCGTTGACCTGATCCGCATTCCAGACCGAGCCCTGGCTGAACACGAACGGGATGACCGGGCAGGTCGCGCCAGCCGCCGCCGGCAGCAGGACGGCAAATAGCGCGGCGAGGGCGAGAACGCTACGGCGCATTAGCCAACCCCTGCATCATGTACCCCAGAACCTGATAGCGGAAATACAGGTTGCCGATCACCAGATCGCCGCTTGAGTTGCCCCGGATATTGAAGACGCCCTGCTTGAAGACGAGCGGCTGGCTCCACGGCAGCATGCGCTGCATGTACGCCCCCGAGGCCGGTCCCGCCACCGTATAATCGAAGAGGCCTGTCCCCCACAGCGCCTGCGGCACGTTCCAGCCGGCCAGCGTCACCCCGTCGAGGTTCTGCCCGACCTCGTTCAGAAAATCGACCTGCACGCTCGCGCCCACCGGCAACGCGATGCCGAATGCACTCTCGATGATGCAGTTCTCCGCCATCGCCCCAGTGTCGGGCAGGAGGCAGGTCTGAAATTCCCAATCGAGCGGAAGCCCAAGCTCGGCGTAGGCCGACCCGACCCGCTGCGTGTCGTCAGAGCGAACCAGCAGCGCGGTCTGCGCCGTTGGGGCCATGACGAAGCTGTTGCTCCAATTCTGGATCTGGCTCGCGGTCGAAGTGTGCGGCCCGGTCCAGATGCCGCGCGTCATATCGAACCAGTATTCGGCGAAAACGTCCGTGTCGGTCGGCACCGTAATGCGGATATTGCGCCCATTGGCGGCGGCGCACATGCGGGAAGCCGGCGGCCCGCCCGGTGTCGGCGGGTTCGATACCATCAGGAACGGCCCCACCACCCCTGAGCCGTCCTGCCCGATAGGGTCGGACACCTGCGCCTGGAAATTGATGACGCGCAGGCCCTCGGGGCTGACGAAATAGAGCCCCTTAGTTGCCGAGCAGATCGTAAGCGGCGCGTGCGTGCCGGTCGCCACCGGCATCGAGTTCATGCTCAGATTATTGGTCGTCGGGTCGCCGGTTATCTGCTGCATCCCGCCGTCGCCCTGGAACACGATCAGCGCCTGCACGATGCCGCCGACCAGCGAGGTCAACTGCAATTCCCCGATGGCGGTGCACGCCCTGCCGTTGCCCGGCAATAGCGCCTGGACCGCGGTCGTATTGCTGACGATGCACGGCAACAGCGCGTCGGAAAAGACGATGCCGTCGTCGCCGAGCGCGTACCACGCCCGCCCGTTCATCTGCCCGACCCCGACCGGTTGGGACGGCAATGGGTTCGGCGAGGTGTCCCCGGCGCCCCACAGCGGCGCAACGTCGGTGCCGCCAGCGATAGTGATGGCCGCGCCGAGAACCGTGGAAGTCAGGTCTGGCGTCACGGTGATCTGCGCGCCGGTGAATGTGAGCAGCGAGTATCCCGACAGGAATGGCGGGTTCGACAGGGTGATCGCGGTTGGCGGCGCGCCGGCCCCCTTCGCCAGCAGCATCGTCCCCGGCAGGATGCCGTTGCCCGACACCTCCATGCCGACCGAGAGGCCGCCAGGATCGACATAAACCAGCGCGATATTGGTGCCGGTGGTCAGGAGGACCGTGACCTGCGCCTCGGTTGTGATGGCCGAGACGACCGAGGTGTTGGGCGCGACGCCCGCGCCGACGACACTCATCCCCGGCTGCACCCCGACGATCGACGGGTTGCCGGTGATGACGGCCGGATTGAAGAAGGTGAAGGTCACGCCGTCGTTGGTCGCCGTCGTGTTCTGCGACAGCTTGATCTGGCGGCCTAGCGCCGCCAGCACCTCCCCGGCGTTGGTGCCGGTGGTCGGCAATGAGAGCGTCGCGGAAAAGGCGCCGCGATTGATCGTGGCAATCGTCGAGTTCGGCGCGATGTCGGCGCCCTGCACCACCTGCCCGACATAGAGCCCGGTCGTGTCCGGAGCGCCGTTGATTGCGATATTGGCGAGATTGACCGAGGTGCTGGTATCGGCGGCGAAGACGACACTCACGTCCTCGACATCGACGATGGTGGTATTGGCCGCAATCCCGGTGCCGGTGACGGTGAACCCGGTGTCGGCGGCGCCCGGCAAGGTTCCCGGCGCGAGGCCGACGATGTAGGGCTGGTGACCCGTATCGGTATCGGCGATGAAGGTGCGCTGCTCGTCTGTGTTGCCGGTCGTAACCGACGTAAAGCCCGACACGTCGAACCAGCCGAATTTGACGGCACCGCTGGTAAAGCCGGGATGCGTCACGATGATGCGCGATCCGACCTTCTTCATGATCGGCGGCGTCCAGTCTCCGGTCGTCGCCGGGCTGATCGGCGTGTTGGCGGTCGTCTGACCGGTGATCGTCAGAAAGGCGCCGCCGGTCAGGCTGTAGGCGAACGGCTCATCATGCGTCGGGAAGCGCGCGCTGGCGATCATCCCGTAGGCGATGTCGCCGACCACCCGCAGCGCGGAGATGAAGCCGGGCGCGTTGAACCCGGTGAAGGGCGTCAACTCGACCCAGGCCGGGCGGCAGACCCAGAGGCCGAGGGTGCGGGGGTCCGGTATCAGGTTGGTGAGCCGCGCCAGGGCGCCGCGCTGGGCATTGGTGCCGTCGAGCGCGTCGCTCAGCGTCCTGCCCGTGAAGTTCATGGGCTGGCTGTTGCGCAGCGACGAGGCCATGCTCTTAGCCGAGTTCTCTTTCGAGGTAGGCCACGACCGCCTCAACCCCAGCGAGTTGCTTTCTCAGGAAAGCCGCCTTCGCCCTCATCTCATCAATGGTCCGATTCCCTTTGATACAGTTGGCGGCCTGAGAGATAACCCGCACATTTCCCGAGACGTACCCAAGAGACGGCAGTAGCCGGTCAATAGAGGGGGAGGCACCCCTTGCCTCGGCGCGGCCGGTCGGACGAAGCGGCGTCCCAAGAACGGGGCATACCTCCGGTATGGCAACCTCATCTATCTCGATCGAAAACGCCACGCCCAACTCATTCGCCCGCGACTTCGCCCGCCAGAACATATGTCGGGCGGGGTTCGCCTGATAAGACGCCGCCAGCTTCTGTTGGTTGTATTCTGGATGAGCGGCGACCCACGCCTTCTGATATACCGCCCTCGCGGCCTTCTCCTCCTCGGTATACCTCTCCCGGCGACGCTGCGCCCCCAAACGCTCCCGCTCGACAAAGGCGGGGTCGCTAGCTCGCTTCTTGGCGGACCATTCGCGGTTCGCCTTGCGGTGCCACTCAGGATGAGCAAGCCGATACTCGTTAGCTTTCTGCCTGTTAATTATGGGGTCTTTGCTGCTTGGCATTGCGGTCGCTCCTAGCATAACGGGAGCGCCACCATACCACCCAACGCCATTGTCAACAATACCATCCACCCGGCGACCTTGGTATTTCTAGCCCGCGAGTACGGGGTGCCGCCGCCATATGTTCTTGCGTCTAGTTGTATAGTTTGCGCGCGGTTGGTCTTGTCGTCGCTCAGTTCCAGATACTTCTGCAACCGGCGGGCGGCACGGGCTTCCATCATGTCCGTGCGGGCGTCGTCGCTGATTTCGGTCAGGCGCGCGGCGGTCGCGGTAATCAGATAGCCCGACTCGGGAAACCACGGCACCGTGTTCAGATCCACAATCGGCGGCATCTGGCGCTGGTAGCGGATCGTCACCGGATAGGTGCCGAGCGGCGGCGGGTAGGCGTAGCCGACCGGGGCGATGCCGAGGAAGACCGAGGCTTGCGCAATGGCGATGGTCGGAGCCTGCGATAGCGTCGCCGCGCCGCCCTCGAAAACCAGATCGGTCCCGACCTGCGTCCCAAATGCGGCCTGAGACAAGGTGATTGACGTGCCGCCGCCGGGGATTGCGGCGACGTAGGTGTATGGCGGAATCTGCGCCCCGCGCACCGGCTGGCCGACCACGACGCCCGCCGTCGAGGGGATGTTGTCGATCAATGTACTGGTATGCGAGTTGCCGGTCGTGACCAGCGAGAAGCCCGCGACACCCGAGATCGTCGTGCCCGGCAATATCGCATCGCCGGCAATCGCAAGGCCGCTCGACAGGCGCGAGACATCCGAGAGGCCGATCAGGGTCGTGCCGCCGAGGATCGCGGTCTGCGACGAGACGATGCGCTGCGACAGCGGGCCGCCCATATCGGTCGCCCACAATTCCGGCAGGCTCTGGCTCGGGAATTTCGGGTAGAGGTCGAACGCCGCGAGGTCGATCGGCGTCATGCGCATCGGCTGGCCCGCAGGAAGGGCCGGGGTCGGGTAGAGATACCACGCGCTGCCCTGCCAGCCCTCGGCGCCCGTCGTGCCCGAGGTGCGCAGGTAATCGAGCGGCAATGGGTAAGGACCGCTGCCGAATAGCGTCGTCAGGGACGGGTTGAAATTGAAGTTGTATTCGCCGCGCGCGAGGGCGAGGTCGTGATGCTGGCACAGCCCCGAGAGGACCGAGTTGAGGTTTTGCAGCCCCTGCGTGACGTAGCCCGGAACCTTAGCCCGCTGCCCGGCCTCGCCGATGATCTGACCCGCTGTCAGCACGACTCATTCTGCCGCCATCGCAAGGTCGTTGGCCGCGACGGGGAACAGTTCCGGCGGCTCCTTGCCCGCGATGATCGCCTGAAGATACTCGACCATGCGCTCGTCCTGCACGATCTGGCGCTCAAGCTGCATGATGCGCTGGTCGAACTGCGCCACCGCCATGACATCGACCTGCGTCGCCTGTGCCTGATTGCGCCGGTTCTCGCTCATCTTGAGGACATGCAGTTCCTGGGTCGCGATGGCCTTGGCGCGCTCCTTGCGCTGCTGCACCAGCATCTGCTTGGCGCCGTTCAGGCTGAGTTGCGTCAGCGGTAAGTCAAAGATTGCCTTGCGCCGCGCCGCCGCACCGCCCACCCGGTCGAACAGTTCGTCGAGATCCTCGCGGCTGGTCGTCGCATCGACCCCGACCTCGTAGGCGATGGCCTGCCCATCGCCGATCTGCACCTGATAGGTCACGCGCATGCCGGGGATCGCGGTCGCCGGCACCGAGAAAGTCTTGTCGTCGCTCACGCCGATCTCATCATGCTGTTGATGCCATGCTCGGAGATGTCGCGGCGCAGGTGATGCAGCCGGCCCCGACCCTCGAAATCCATCTCATGCTGCCGCAGGCGGTACAGCATCTCGCGGCAGGACAGCCACTCGGCATAGGTCGTCGTGACCTCCTGCCCGTGGTAGAAGACCCGGCCGTCGATCTTCAACCCCTCGTCGGCGGTGCCGCCGCTATCGCCGACGAACGGCAGGCTGACCTGCCACTTGACCTTGCGGTTCATGCGCTCGCGCAACGCCATCGCCTCGGCCTGCTCTTTCGGCACCAGCCCGGCATCGGCGCGCGACATCGAGAGCGCCCTCTCGGCGGCCTGCTTCTGCAATTGCGTCTTGCGCTCGTCGGCGGCCTTCTTCTCGGACGCCAGGAACACCGCCCGCAGCTCGGCGTCGGAGAGCAACTCGCGCGTCTCGTCGGAGAGCGAGGCATAGAACACGTCGTAGCGCGAGGTCGGCTCGGATACGGGTACCGGCTCCGCCTCTATCTCGACGGCAGGGCCACGATCTTCCGCGTCCCAATCGGTGACGACCGTCTCGACCACCTCAGCTACAACCGCCTCCTCGGCCTTTTTGGCCGCGTGGCGCGCGCGCATCTTGCGGCTAAGCTCGGCCCGCTTCTCTTCCGACATCGGCATACGTATTTTCCCTTATGGCGCGAAGTGCCAGCCGCCGCCGGCAATCGCCCGCGCCGAGATCAGGACCGGCCAACCGGTCACGTCCCAGGCGACGACATCGCCCGGCAGCATAACCAGCGAACCGTAGCGGTTTGGAATGATGAGCTTGCCCTCGCGCACCACCCCGCCTAGGCCCAGGACCGCGGCGTGCCCGTGCGCCACGTTCTGGTCGTCGAGGATCGCATAGTTCGCGGTCGCGAGATCGGCAGGCAGCAGCACCGCCTGATCGCCCGACCAAGTGATGGCGCTGAGCGTCGTTGCTGCCGTGGTGCCGGCGGTTCCTACGGCCATCTCAGGGCGAGCCCGTATTCCAGGCGTTGATCTGCGCCAGCGTTGCCGCATTGATGATCGGCGTGCCGCTGGAGCCGGCGATGGTGCTGGCGGCGTTGTTGAGCGCCGTCAGCAGGTTCGCGAGGGTGGTCGAGCCCGCCGCCCCCGGAACCTGCTGCGAGGTCTGGAAGCGGATGGTCTGCGCCACCGCCGTATCCCCCGCCAAGAGACTCTGCCCGTAGGCGGGATCGTTGGCGTTGAGGCCGCCCACCAGCGCCGAGCCGGTGCCGGGGCCGACGAAATCCACGTCCACGTAGACGCGCACGCGAAGTGCCATGCTCTTACTCCTTACGCGAAGGCGCCGGTCGAGGACGCGGTGCTTTCAATTCTTGCCATGAACTGCTGGTTCAGAATTACCCAACCTTCCATGTACTTGTAGCCGATCACCCGCAACTGGTTGTGCGGGTCCGACTTGTCGGCGTTGTATAGCCGGTTCCACTCGACGCTCTCCAGCTTCAGGCAGGCGAATGCTTCCTTGCCGAAGACGAAGGTCGGGTAGACCGTCCCCGCCGCGGTCGCCGGGGCGGCGGGCGGGATCTGGAACAAGCCGATATCGGTGATCGTCACGACGGTCGAGGGCGGGATCATGATTGCCTGCCCGGCGTAGGGGCCGGTGGTCGGGCCGCTCGACGTGACGCCGAGATTCTGCGTCGGGGCCGCCGAGCCTTGCCCGACATAGACCGCGTAGGTGAAGCCCGGGGTCGAGGGCATGGTCAGGACGATGCCGCCGGTCGTGACCGCAACGTCGGCCGAGAGTTGGTAGATTTGGCTCTCGTAGAAATTCTGGTTATCCCAGCCCGTGACCTGCACCGTATAGGTGGCGGTGGCGAGCGAACCCACCGCGTTGGCCCCGTTGACCTGCGCCCGGCCGGTCCAGTTCGGCAGAATGTTCGACGTGACGAACGTCATGCTGCCCCAATAGCCGTGCTGGTTGGTGTAGAGCTTCACATGGTCGGAGTACTGGTAGGTCTGCACCACCAGCGGATTGTTGCGGAAATCCTGAAGGGTGCGCGGATCGCCGATCGCCACCAGATGCTCGGCCGCCTTGGTCGAGGTCTTGTCGGCCTGATTCACGTTGTAGTCGATAGAGCGCTGGATTGTCTCGCCGGTCTGACCGTTCCAGAACGGCGCCCCAACGACCTGGAGGTTGGTCGCGGTGCGGGTCACGGTCTGCGGGTCGAGGTTGTTGCCGACGACGAGAGAGGCGCGAGCGCCGGCCGACGCGACGTAGTTGACCTGCGTCCCGGCCATCAGCGCGTTGTAGCCATTGCGCTCCTTGGTTTCGGCGAGCTGCATGCCGAGGCGTTCGCCGGCAATGCGCAGGAGATCCTGCTGAATCGTGATCGTCGCGACATCGGTGAAGACAATTCTTCCGGCCCACTGGAGGGCGACGCCGGCAACCTGGGTGAAGGTAAGCTGGTTCGGCGGCGGCGGCACGCCCTCGGCGATCGGGGCCTGTGCCAATGGGAGGCGGTTCCACCTGATCGCGGTCCAGACCGTGCCGCGACCGTGTTCCAGCGTGCGCTTGTCGGCGAATTGGTAGAGGACGAGGTAGCGCTGGGCGACCTGCAAGGCCGTCCGGTCGATCTTGCGCTCGATGGCGCCGGCATACTGGCTTGATACGTTTACGGTAACGGCCATCTAAGTCCTCCGTCCAAGACGGAGGCTGGCAAGCCCCCGCCTAAAGCCTGCCGCCCTCTTTGAAATACTGCTCGACGAGCATGTCGTCATGCTCCGGCGTTCCCGCTGCGGGACGCCTGCCACCCGCGGCACCGTCGCCGCGAGCCCCACCGGGCCGGGTCTGCTGCCGCGCCACGCGCCCCGCCGCATCGCGCCGCTGCTTCGGCAATGCGCGGCTGGTGCGCTCGTCAACATCCCGACCGAGCAAGCGCTGATAGATGCCCTCGCGAGTGGCGCGCAGGTTCCCCGCCTGTCGTTCGGCGGCAAGCTCCTGCTCGACCTCAGCCTTGTATCTGGCACGGGCCGTACTGGTTCTCGCTGCAAAGTCGAAATCGCGCTTATCAAGCCGGTCCTCGGTTTGCAGGCTCTGAAAGAGCATCGCCTGCTGAAACTGCTGTGCCTTCTCGTTCGCGATGAACTCCGCCTGCTGAAGCGGGCTCATCATCTCCAACTGGGCTTGCCGGTACTCCGCCTGCTGCCGCGCCTGCGCCGGGTCCGGCTGCTGCCGCGTCTGCTGCGAGGCTTGCGTGAAGCCCTGAAACTGATTCTTGAGAGCCTGAAGCTCCCTCTCGTTCCTTTCTGCCCGGTCCCGCCAGCGCTGCGCCTGGGACTTGCGCCCCTGCCGCGCAGGCGGCTCTACATCGCCTTCGCCTTCTTCTTGCCCTTGCCCATCATCGCCGGCATCCCCTTCGGCATCTTCATCGCCGCCGGGGCCTTCGGCATCGCCTTCGGTTTCTTCGCCTTCAAGATCAATCTCCTCGTCCCCGGATTGGGGATCAGGCAGGTCCGACATTCTCAACTCCCGTGGGTTACGTCCCGCGACTCGATACGCACTCTGACGCTGTGCGCGCGGGCCAGTTACGTCCGGCCACTCGATGTAGCTATCAGCCTATTCCACCGACGCTCTATATTGTCAAGCGGATTGCAGGACCGCCTCGCGGATTGCCGCCTTCATCGCCGGCAATTTGCGCTTCCATCTCTGGCGAAAGAGTCGGTCGTGACGCTCCAACTCAGTCTCGATCGGGTAGAGCAGGCCAAGCTCCGACATCTTCCAGTTAACCGCCGCCGCAGTGCGCCCCAGCTTGACCGCCGTTTCCGCGCGGGGGACGTGGTTCTCGGTATCGTGCCGCAGGATCTCGATCTCCTTGCCCGTCCACAGCTTGCCGTTCATCTAGTACTTCCTCGGCATCTGAAGGCCGCCGGCGCGGCTGGCGTTGTCGGGATGAACGGCACCCGGCGGGCCTTTGATGAGGCGCGGGCCGGCGGGGTTGGCGCCCTGCTGCGGCATGCCCGGGCGCTGCGGGCCGCCCGGAATACCGGGTTGGCCGCCGCCCGCGCCCTGCATCTGCTGCGCCATCTTCTGCATCATCTGGGCCTGCGCCTTGGCCTGCCGCTGCTGGAGGTGAGCCTGGAGGTGGACGCGCAGTGTGCCGTGCGGATCGCCGGTCTGCTGAATTGCCTGCATCGCCACCGGGATGTGCTGCTCGTCGTTGTCGAGCGGGTGGACCGGCACCATGAAGCCGTCCAGCAGCATCTCGTTTTCCTGGCCCTGCGGGATCGTCAACTGATCGCGCTGGTCAACCAGAATGTTGGAGCCCTGCTCTGGGCCGAAAGCATTCGTAACCCACTGCGCAGCGAGGGGGCCGATCCGCAGCATATACCCCTCGGCCATCAGATCCTGCCGCATGCCGCGCAGCACGTTCATCATGCCGGTGCCCTGCTGCTGAGTCATCGCGTTCTGGCGCACCTGCTCGCCGCCGCGCCACGTAAAGGTGAAGCCGTGGCGGTTCTGGAGGGGGCCGACCTCCTGCATTACCGCCCGCTTGCCCTCGGAGCCGTACATGCGGATCGTGATGTCGCGGTCGCGGAACTGGTAGTCGTAATCGACAATCAGTGCGGTGGCGCGGGTCAGGATGCCGCGCTCGATCACCGTCACGGCGGTCGCCGTGGTCAGCAGATCGACCGCCTGCTCCTGCGCCACCTGCGCTTGGTTCGGTTTGCCGGATCGGGTCTGCTGCGGCAGCATCGACGGGTTGACGCCGAGCGTCTGGAATATCTGCTGGATCGCCATCTGCACCCGCGTCATCGCCCGCGGCGTCAGGTCGGGGAAGGTAAGCAGTTCTACGGCCCCCGGCGCGATGTCCCAGATCGCCCCCATGTTGAATACCAGCGGGCCATTGTATTTTTCCGGATCGCGGGCGACGATCGGCGCGGCCGAGAGGGTCGCGGCATCGGCTCCCTCGTTGGCGGCGTCGTTGGCCTCGTATTGCAGGCTGTCCACGTAGGAGATCAGGGACGGCCCCTTGAAGGCCCCCGACATCTTCTTTACCGGGCGCGACAGCAGCGGGCAGCGGTCGTTCCAGTACGGGTTGCGCTTGGCGCCGAGCAGCGCCCGCTGCGGCCCGAGGAAGACGCGGCAGAGGCGGGGTTCCCCGTCCTCGTTATACTTGCCGTCCTTCAACGGCAGCATCGTCCAGGTTTCCCAGACGGTGCATTCCTTGCCGCCCTTTTTGATGTGCGCGGCCTCAAGCAGGCGCTTCTCGATATCCTTGTCGGCGCCGTTCGCGACCTTGCCCATCTCGTCCTTGAGGATCTTGGCCTCGTCCTCGCGGATCTCGCCCTGCTTCCGCAGGCGATCGATGTCGGACTTGCCCCAGCGCCGCACGATGGTGACGCTGCCGCCGCGAGCCAGCGCCTCGTCCTCGGTGTCGGCGGTTACCGGCAACACCAGGACATCGCTGTCGTGCAGGACTTCCAGCACCGGGAAGCCCTCGATCACATCTTCTTCCGCGATGTCCTCGATCTCGTCGCCCGGCGCTTCCATGCCGGTTTCCGGGTCTTTGGGGCCATGTGTTTCACGTGAAACAATCTGCCGCTCGACCTCGGCCCAATCGACGTAGAGGTTGTATTGCCCCTCGACGTCGCCGTTGCGGATCAGCGGCTCGACCACCTGCGTCTTGGCTTCGCGCCCGTCGATGTAGTGATCGAGCAGGGCGACGAGGGCGTTCTCTGTACTGCCATCAGCGGCGATGCATTGCACGTAGCGCCCGCCCTGCGGAAACAACTGGTTGACGAAGCGCGTGACCCGCGCCTCGATGGCATCGTGGATGATCGGGAAATAGATGTCGGCTATGCCGTTGTAATATCTATTCCCATTCGCCACGCAGTTGTAACAGTCCCAGTAATCGGCAATCGCGTCGGCGCGGTCGGCCTGATCCTGAAAGCCCTTCTCCACGTCGCCGAACAGTTCGTCGAGGCGGACGCGGATGCCGCCCTTGGCGTTGGCGTTGCGGCGGCCGAGCAGATCCTGGTCGCGGCGAGGGGCCGAGCGTTCCTCTAGCTCGCCCCCCTCCTCGGGCTGATCCTGCGGCTCGTCGTCGGCCACAGGTTACGGCTTCGGCGCGATCAGGCGGGCGAAACCGGCCTTCAGCATATTGATCCGGCCGCGCATCGAGCCCAGCATCGGCACCGTGTCCACGATGCTTTCGAGGAACGCCAGCACATCGCCGATCATCGCGTGCGTCGGGTCGATGGGGGCGGCGGCAACCGCGATCTCCGGTCTGACGTGGCCGGCGGCGTCGGCCTCCTTGACCGCCAGAGCGTCGAGTTCGGTCTTGTCCTTGTCGGTGATCTGTCCCGCCGTCTGCGCCGCGCGGAGTTCCGCCATGCGGGCCGCCTCCTCGTCGGTCGGGCCGGGAGGCAGCGGGGATCTTTCGAGGGCCGCAAGCTCGGCCGCAGCCGCTTCGTCGAGCGGCGCGAGGGCGGCCATGCGCCGCAATTCGTCGAGCCGCGCCACCTTCTCGGGAGTCATCACCTCGACCGGCGGATCGGACGGATCGTGCGGCGTGTCGTCGATGTAGTCGCTCTTGTCCGATTTTGCCATCAGATCCTCCGGTCGCGTTGCGGCATCGCCGTCTTGTACCGCCGCCCGAGATGATCGGTGGCGTAGTGCTGTTCCATATCCTCCGTTTCGTCCTTTTCCGCAAGCCCGCTCCGCAGGATCGCCACGAAGGATTCGAGGCCCTCCATCAATAAGCGGTACGGCCCCTCCTCGGCGTGGTCCTGCAATCGTCCCCGGATAAGGGCACGCGTGTAACCACCGCTAAGGGCTCGCAGAGTCCACTTGGCGGTGCTGGCCACCTCGACCACGGGCATTCCCCGGGAGCTACGCCCAAGCAGATCGTGCAGATGGAGCGCGCCTTGGGGCTGGTCGCCGCCAAAGCGTACCTCCGCCGGTAGACCGCGAACCGCCTGAGCCAGCCCCACATTGGTATATTTCTCCCCGTGTACCGGCGGCATCACCCAGACCGGCGGGGTGCGCAGGCTGACTTGGCTCGGCCCCGATATCTTGAGCATCTCGTCCCACGAACGGGGCTTCGGGATCGCCTGCCCGAAGCGCTGCGTATCGACGCGCGTACACGCCTCTATATATATAGTGTGAACGAGTTCCGCCGGACTGCCCTCGGCGACCCAATCGGCCAGAACAGTGAGGCCCCCATCATGAGCCTGCAAGAGGACGGCAGCGGTCATCGCCCGGGTGGCATTGGCGGCGAGAAAGAGCGGGCGGCCGGAAGCAAATTCCGCATCGACAGCGACGTGTTCAGCCTGGAAATTATCGTATATCGGGAGCCCTGGTCGCATGGTGAGGGCGTACGCGAGCGCGTTTGGCGCGTCGATCCTACCTGTTGGGAAGTTGAGAAGCTGTTCCGTCAGTGCCGGGAGTGGCTGGGCGAACTCGGCCTCGCGGTTGGCGAAGAAGGGCTGGAGGCCCCGAATAAAGTCCAGCTTACCCCGGGGCGCACGGACACCTCTAAGCGGTAGGTATACCCCTCGTCTGACCATTTCATGCCGGAACGGCTGAAGCAGGAATTGCTCAAGCCCATCCTGCTCAACGCCCAGCCAAACCGGGTCGAAGCGCTCCGCGATATCGAAGCCCAGCGCCACAATCTCATCCGGCAGCAATAGCTGGGCATCGGCGCCCCACACCACCAGACGGTTCGACAGCCAGGACCAGACCGCCCAGCCGGTGGTCGCCGAGCGCTGGTTGATTGTCCGGGCCGGATCGATCATCGCGTAGCATGCCTGCCACGAGCGGACCCGCGGCTCGACCCGGATCATCCCCTTCTTGAACACCTGATCGGCGTCGCTGACCGCGCGGCACATCATCTCGCGGTCCCACACCCCAAGCTCACCGACGCTCTCGTAGATGCGGCGCTCGCGGATAATCCAGTGGAGCGGGAAGCGGTCGGGCCACGAGGCGCAGCGCGCACCCGACTCATCTATATACTCCACCGGGAAGGTGCGGATCGGCCACTTGGCCTCGCGGGCAAGGCGCAGCGGCACCGCGTCCTCGTTCATCGGCGTCGCCCGGATGCGGACCTTGCGCTGCGGGTCGCAGGCTTGCAGCAATTCCGCCAGGAACCAGCGCATCGTCTTGATGCGGCCCTCCGGGGTCAGCACGTTGTCCTTGTCTTCGAAGTCATCGACGAACACGAAGTCGGGGCGATAGTCGAGATGCTTGATACCGCGGATGTCCTGATCGCGGCCGAGGGCCTGGATGCAGACGCCGTGCGTCGTCACCAGCTTGGTCTGGCGATCCACCGTCCCGATCTGATCGCCGAAATGGTCGGTCAGGTAGGCGTTGTGGCGAAGCTCGAAGGCGACCGAGGCGAGGCGCTCGGCGGCGCGGGCCTCGCTGGAGCCTATGATGAGGATGTTGTGATAGCGCCGCAGCACGACAGCGAGCGCGATATCCTCTTCACCGATGGTCGATTTGCCCGAGCCGCGAAAGGCGAGGAGGATCGAGTAGCGGTCGTCTGACCAGAAATCGGCGACCATCTCGCGGTGGAACGGCGGCGAGCCGTCCGGGTGGCGGTGGCGGAAGACGATCTGGTGCGCCAGCCACTTGTCGGCCGAGAGCCGGGAGATCGTCTCGGCGATGGTTTTGACATCGGCGTCGCTCAATCGCGCGGCCTTTCCTCATCCGGTGGCTCGCCGCGCTTCACAACAGCATCCCAGCAATCTGGGTGAAAAACCCAATCTGCGATCAGCAGGTAGTCATCGCTCGGCAGAAGACCGTGATTTCCGTCCCTGGCCCAGCGTGTCTCGATGGGTTGGCCACACTCGGAGCAGTCGATGATCTCGATGTCGGCGTCGCTCACAGCAGCCACACCAGAAACCAGACGATGCCCACGACAGCCGCCCCGGACAGTCCCGCGAGTACCATCAGAAAGACCGCGGCGCTCCAGAAATCCGGGACCATCATGACGCGCTCACCGCGGCGGCCCCGGTATCTGCATCCAGTGGGTAACGCGCCACGGCGGCCTGATTGGCCCGGAATCGCCCCACCATTCGCTCTCCTCCCAATGCCCGTTGGGGATGCGCGTCTCTATTCCGCTATCGTGAACCGCCCACAGATCTACTCGCAACGCCTTGGGCGCACACTCTATATGACGCCATCCGCTCACCGGCCCGGCAACCGGCCCACGTTCCGCGTCTCGGCCAGCACCGCGTCGAGGCGGGCGTGGATCTCGTTCAGCCGGTCATGGATGGTCCGGGGCTCAGGCCCCGCCCACCCCCGGCTGGATTGCTGGCGCGCCGATCCCGGGGCGTCCGCGCCCAGCCTTAGCCCCAGCCGGTCGGCCTTGCCGCAACACTGGTTCTTAGAGAGGCCCATCGCCTTCCCGATCTGCGCGTAGGTCATGCCGGCGGCCACGCTCTCCCGCAGGGTCGCGATGCGCTCCGGGGTCCACGTCAGCTTATTCGCGGCGGCGTTCATTCGTCCTCGCCATCCTCGTCGTCATCCTCCGGATCGAAATCCATATCCGGCTCGCCGTGCATCTCCTCGAAGCCCGATTCGTCATCGTCCCCAACCGTCGAGTCGGGATCGCCGTTTACATTCGTGTCTGCCTCGTCTTCCGGCCCGGTCACGCGGCGGATATGCTGCTCCAGCCATTCCGGCCACAGAGGTTGCCGTGTCACGCGCCCGCCAGATGGCGATTGCCATCTTCATCGTCCTGGCGCTCGCCGCCACCTGCGTCCTCACCTTCCAGCCGCGGGACGAGCCGCAGCCAGGGGTCGAGGCCGGGTTCCGTTAGCTGGCACCAGCCATAGCCCCACAGGCCGCGCGAGCAGAGGCACCCGCCCGCCTGCCACTCCGGGGCGAAGTTGTGGTCGGAGCGGGCGATCACTTGGCCGGCGCATTGATCTCGGCGGCACGGCGAGCGGCGTACTCGGCCCCCGCAAAGGCCGGGGCATCCCCGACCACAGAGCGGCGGCGCGGTCGGCCCGGGACGCTATTGACAGTCTTAACGGTCAGCGTAATATCCAGGCCGACTTTCTTCATATGCTCCCGGAGCGCTCTGATGTCCGGAAGGACTTTCCCGATAAGCTCGGTCCTCTCCATCTCATCGTCCGGCATCTGGGCCGAGAACAAAACTTCTGTGCGAAAAGCCACGACATTCTCCGAAGATCATCTGACAACGGATCATAACGTGGAAAGATCGGTCGATCTACCGGAAACTTACGAAGACCGCGCGGGAACGAAGAAAGGCCCGCCGAGGGATTGGGCGGGCCTTTCCGGGGAGCAACGAACCATGTTGTCAAACACGGGGCTCGGTGCTAGTGTTGCTGCGTGCGAGGCAAAACAACGAGATCAGACATATGCCATCTTCGACCCCAGGTCAAGCCCTCTCGGCGATAAGCAAGGCGGCGGCGCAGGCTGCTGTCAGCGAGCTGGCGGGCAAGGATGCCTACGACAAGGTTAGGTGGGACGAGTTCGGCCCGGATGCCGCCCGCCTTGCCGCCTCAATCCTGGATGCGCTTGAGGCGGCTGGGCATGCGGTGGTGCCGCTGGAGCCGACCCCCGAGATGATGGAGGAGGGCCGGGCGGCGCATCACGGCGTCACGGATCGGTGCCGCAGGAGAATTTACCGCACCATGCTGGCGGCGAGGCCGCGGTGAGCGAGCTTGATATCGTGCCGTTCAAGGTCGGCGATCTGGTGCGCCTGCGGAACCCGTGGGGGCCGGTGATGACGGTCAGCTGCATCGATCATGACGCGCTGGCGCTGCACGTCGTCTGGTTCGGCGCCGACAGTGCGCTGCACCAGGACAGCTTGCCGATGTACGTGCTTGAGATGGTGCCGGCGACATGAGGTGGGGCCGGCACGATTGGGTTCTGTGGACCGCCTTCGTGCTGCTCGCCGTGGTCGGCGTCAAGCTCCTCTACCGGGCCATCGGCTAGCCCATGGGACGCTTTAGCAAAGACGTTGATGTGGGGCAATGGATACTTGTCGTCTACAACGGGCGCGCAGCAGACATGATGCTGCACCGGATGGGACTGTTCCCCTCCAAGACCGATGCCAGCCAATACATTCGCTTCTATCCGCTCAAGGCCAAGAAAGCCCTGCTCGCCGATATCGAGCGGCTGAAGGCGGTCGGCCTGCACGGGAAAGCCAGGAAGGTCCGCGACCGCCGGAAAGAGAATGCCGGCCAGAGCCGAAGACCGGCCAAGCGGCAACAACGCCCACCCAACGCACAGATCATTGCCATCAAGCGGACCCAGCAGGTCCGTCTGAAGCGCGACGCCGAGCTTCGTCAGCAAAATGCGGAAGCTCTCTCGAACGCCGCGAATATGCGGCGAGGACGGGAACTGGCGGCCGAGGCAGATGCCCGCGCGCGAACCGCCCTCCTCCGGTCAAGAGGAGAGATGTAAGCGGAAGCTCGCCGCACGTATACGTATCACGGCCTATGTGAGCCTTTCCCTGTGGGGTTCCACGGCGCACGGCCCGTCGAGAGACGCGCCCCGGCGCAGGACGCAGCAAACGGCACCTCTGCGATACGTCGGTCGAGCCAACGGTGAGGGCAGAATGCGGCCCTCCGTCCGTGACTACCCAGCCAACCCTACGTAACGCCCGGATAGGTCAACACAACTGACCGATGAGGGGGGGTAGGGGGGGAGAACTTGCTATGGACTTGCGCGAAGCGCTCCTTCCACGCTGTTCCTTGCAGCGTGTCTCTCCACCCCACAACCCGTCGAGCCCAAGAAAAGATGCTGCCGTGCTGCCGGGGCGCGTCAGCGGTTTTTGCGCTTGGCAAAACCGAAAAAGCGGCGCACATTGTCAGCGACGGTAAATCGCCGCCGCCAGAAGCCGGTAAAGTATGCCTCTGCCGTCAGCCGAAAACCGAAAAATTGACGCGGATTGCGAGGGGGAAACCGAAAAAACGGTGCGGATTGCGAGGGGCAGATCAATTTTCACCGGCCCCCCCTGGCCCCCGGGGGTTTCCCCGAACGGGGGCAGATAGGGCAGCGAGGCTGACCTACCGCCGACCGGAAACGCTAGCGATATCAACGGGTTGAGACGCGGGTAGATACCGCGACGGAGCAACATCACGCAAGGCATTGCGCAGTTCTGCGGCGCTCGCTCTCGACGAACGGGCGGCCTGCCTTGCCGCTCCAGGCCATTGCCGGGCCGTCGGCGCTGCCGCATGCACGGCGGGACCAACAACGGGCCACGCCATCGCAACGACACCACAGTACGGGCCAACGAGCGCTCGCGGTTGCTGCAAGCGCTGCGTCGCGCTATGGGACTGCCTTGGTACGGCGGTCGGCCGTTGGGGCATCGCGAGGTAATGAGCATGGCGGATGAGGCGATCAAGATCGGGACACAAGCGTTACAGACGCTTGAGACGATGGTTCCGATAGAGCGGGAGGCGGAGCATGCGGGGGAGCTGCTGCTGCAAGGCATGCAGAGCGGCTTGGCGGTCGGGACGCATATTTGCGAGCGCTATGTGAGGCTGGCGCGGGCTGATCCGGATGGCTTCTTCGATCCGAAGATGGAGAGGCTGGCCAGCGACACGGCGGGGTGGATGACGCGGCTTGGGGCTAAGGTCATGGAGGAGGCTTTCCGGCGGCGGCGTGACGACACCGTTGGGAAGCTTTTGGAGCAGTTGAAGGTGGCGGAGACGGGGAAGGCGGAGGAATAGGGCGCACAGCAAAACGCCAGCCCGGAGGCTGGCGCTGCATCGTCTTGTCGCGAGCGCTTAGGCTTGCGCAAAATTCGCTTTGGCCTTGACAATGATTTTCTGCACGGCGGGCGGTAAATCATCCCATGCGCGCACCTTCTCGCCATCGCGCTCGATGCCGAGGCCGCAGCGTAGATATTGCACGCTGTAATCATGGCCACGGCGATTGAAATTCACGGTCGCTAGCCATCCGGTAATCTCGGTTTCGGCATTGCTCGGGACAACCAGTTCGATGCCGCGTGTTGGATAAGCCATTTTTCCGATTCTCCGTGTTTAGATCGGCTGAATAAGATCGGCGTGAATGCGAACGACGCGGCCGGTAGCGTCTAGCTTGACATGCATCATGCCGCTCTTGCCGGCCTTTACGATCTCGCCGTAGCGCGCGCCGCGCATCCACATATCGGTAGACGGCGACAACTCGACGCGCATTCCGATTAGGCTGTTGGGATCGAACATTGCTCGGTTCCTTCCGTGTTTTATGGCTAAAGGCCGTGCTCGTGCGTCATGCCGAGCGATTTGCAGCGATCATAAGCAACCTTGGTCTTAGCCTCGATTGTGCGCTGCCCGGGCGGATTGACGAAAACGCTTCCGAGGTAGCGATCTTCCTGCCGTAGCGCATACTCGTATGCCGCGAGTGCGGCCTTTTGATCGCGGGTTAATTTCGGCTTGGCCATGGGTCGCTCTCCGTGTTTTGACAGCCGCACCATACCACGCAGAAATCTGACGTCAACATCTTTTTGTGTTGACACAGAAATAATCCTGCCCCATGCTATTGGAACGCGCACAGTGACCTAGATTGGTACGACAGCGTGCATGGCTACGCTGAACCGGAGGAGTGGGACGACATGAGCGACGATTCAGCGCGGATCATCGAGCGGATGGAGTTTGTCCGCAGCGGATGCCGCGACATCAAAATTATGCTTGCTCAGATGATAGCGCGGCCAAACACGCGCACGGTCGGGAACGTGGCTGAGTGCAAGCGCATTCTGCTGCTCATCGACAAGACGGCCGAGCAGTTCCTGCGCGGCAGGCAATGAGCGAGTATCTCGACCTGCCCCGGCGCTCGCTGGCGGAAGCACGCATGGACCTGATGCTGGATCGGCTGCGGTGGCTGTCGCGGCAGCTTGCCGCAGAGATTGCCGGCAACGCCCCGGCGGCCGCTTCCTGCGGCGAGATAATCGAAGCGCTGACCGCTACCCTGCGCTCGCTCGATGCCGAGATCGCCGAACGCCAGCCCGGCTAGTCCTTGTAGCCGTAAGAGGGCGGCGGTCCGGCATCGACCTCCGGGGGCCGCCGCCCGGCGTGCTTGTGGCGATAGAATCGCTCTGCAATCCCGATTAGAGTCTCGTTAAACCACCTCCCCTCGGAATCGGGCGGCGAGCGTCTCTCCTCGGGAGAGATGCCGAGCATGACCCGGCGGAATGCGTAAACGTCGGCGTGCCACTCCCATTTCTGATGCTCCGTCAGGCTCGCGAATCCGCCGCCCTCTCGGCGCATCCTGGCGAGCGTGTCGGCGAAGGGGTGCGGCGTCAATGATGCCATTTGTCCATCCACTCCTTAAGCTCCGGGGTTATCACCGCCGGCTCCTTCGGGCCGCTGTCGTGCCCGTTGACTGCGACGGCCTCCTCATCCTTCCAGCGACCCTGATGCAGCCATGCCGCCGGGTGAACGATGTATTGCGGCTCCTTGTCGGAGACGGAGGCACGGTATCGCCGCATGCCGGCAAGCAGCGTCTCGGCATCGGCCTGCCGCCGGGCAATCAGGTACTTCCTGGCCGCAGCGTCCTTGCCGACCTTGCGCGGACACTCCTGCCACCATCCATCAAACTCCTCGCTTGCTGACACTCGCCCCCCTTGGGGGGTAAGGGGGGTTTCTTCTTTCTTACTTTCTGAAGGTGAAGGTGAAGGTGCATCGTTTTGCGATGCGTTTGCCAATGGCAAACCGATAGCTGAGCCATCCTGTTTTTGCCACCTTTGTCGCGCCCCCTCGCTGCCTGATCGGCTCCTTTCCTCGGTTTTTGCCACGGCTGAGGCAAGCTCGGCATCGATCCGTTTGTGCGCCCAAAAGGAGTCGCTCACGTGAAACTTTTGGGAAACCAAAATCGACTGTTTTAACCACACCTTTGGGCTGCACCTTGCGATGGCGGCCAGTTGCGCGGGGTCGTTAGGCAGGGGGCCTCCATTGCGCCAGTAGGCCATTATGAGCAGCATATAGATGCCGTGCTGGATGGGGCTCAGGTGCATGGTGTCGGCGAGATAATCGCCGATATAAAGCGGCATCCAGGTGTCTGGGCGGGAGCCGGGCATTGGTCCGACCTTCCATCAGGCCGGCTCTAAGGCAACCCTCTTTCGGACGGCCTCCACCTCATCGCTAAAGGCAGAATCCCTCTCGCACAGCACCTTCATGATGCCAATCGCGTGCATTACGGTGCTATGATCGCGGTTGAACAGCCTGCCGATTGCCGGCAACGACAGAGGCGTCATCTCGGCCGCCAGCATGATGGCAACCTGCCTCGGCCGCGACAGTCTGCGCGACCTCCGGTCAGAGGCCATCTCGATTGCCGTTATGCCAAAATGATCGCATGTCGCGCGCTTGATCTGATTTACTGTTTCCACAGCATCCCCCTATTAACTTGTGGGAACACATTGCGGCGCGCTCGCGTCCTATGTCAACCGCCGATCCATCCCCAATCTCGTGGGGTCAGGCTATCGGCCATATGCTGACCGTCATCGGCTGGTCCTGCGGCACGCGCACGACCCGGTAGTCGTCAATCAGCCGGTCGTCGGCGATGATGCCGAGGGTGACGAGCAGATCCAGCACGGCTTTCAGGTTGTCGGGATCGTGTCGTCGGTTCAGTTCGATCAGCACCCGTAGCCGACCCGGCGGCAGCGCCGCGGGCGATTGCAGATTGACCACCCACCCGGCGTGATCGATCCAGCCCTTATATGCCTTGGTCTTGAACCGCCGGCCGCTGTATAGGCTGTTTGTGGACGGCGGCGAAGGCATCCGCACCCGGACGGATGGCTCCTCGCTCACAGCGAGCGGTACACGTAGACCTGCGGTTCGTCGCCGAACAGGCCCGGCGACTCGGGCACGACCCAACGCCGCGCTATCAGCCGCTCGGCGTCCTCGCGCCTCACCGGCACGCCGTCGCCGTAGCTGTACCGCTTCCTGCCCTCGACAAACTCGACCGTCAGCTTGTGCAACGAGGCGCGGCGCAGGATCGCGGTCTGCTGCGGCGTCGGCAGTTGCTTCGACAAGTCGTCCTCCACCTTCGTCTGTACCGGGATCGCCGGATCGCTCACAGCGAGCGGCATATGCGGTAGACCGCAATCACTTCGCGCGCATCATCGGACCAGTGCTTCCAATCGAAGGCTGAGGCGCCGTTTTGCACGGCAAGCCGCTTGGCAACCGCCTGGATCTCAGCATCGGTGATGGGGGACGCCTCTATGGCGGCGAGGACAGCGCGAGCGGCGTGCATGCAAACAGCCATGACTTGGGATTGGCACTCGGCCGCATCGGCTCCGGTGATTCGGACGTCGTCTATCAGCATGTCGGCGAGTTGGTCGTCATCGATGCCGTTAGGGGCATCGTAGATCGCCTGCGCGATCCGCTCACTCATTGCTAACCCTCCTGTTGTACTGTCGCGGGGATCGCGGCTCGTGCTTCAGCGCGTCCATCGCCTCGGCGTAGAGCCGGGTCGCCGGGATGCCGGTGTCGGCGCTCACCGCCTCCAGCGTCTCGGTGCGGAAGAAGCTCGGCGTGCGCGACGCGCGGATGCCGGCCAGCGCGTACACCGCCTGCATGTCGCGCCGCTGCCGCTTGGCGTATCGTGACGCCGTGTCGCCGCGCTTCTGAAGCCATCGGCCGAACGTCGTTATCGGTTGTTGCGTCTTGTTATCTGTCGCCATGCCGGGAGCCTACCATATTTCTGTGTTGACGCAACTCTAAAATCGTGCGACAAGGCGTCGTCAAGCGCGGGAGAATGAGCAATGAGCGTTAAGAGCAGCTACGTAGATCAGATTTTCCGGCAGGTCTCGGAGATGTATCGGGCGGCGCTGGAGCAGGGCGACGCGCACGGCTCCTCGTCTCGGGCATTGCGCCGGCTGATCCAGCGCGTCGAGGCCTTCGAGCGCGAAATGAGCCTGTCGAACGCATTGCCGATGCACCGCATCGCCGAATTGCGCGAGGCGATTGCCGAGGCGAAGGGAGGGCTGAAATGAACGCGCCCAACCTGACCGAAGAACAGGCCGGTTGGCCGTATATAGGCATCCTGCCACACAGCGCGGGGCAATGGGGCCAAACCGTCACGATTGAGTGGACGCGGGAGGAGCGTATCCAAAATCTCCACGTTGCGCAGATGATCTTTCTGCTGCGCCAGATCGCCAACGATCTGGCGAGGGGGTTGCCGAAATGATTAGCGATCCCCTGGAATTGGCGATAGCCGGCGCCAGCGGTCTGACCGACGAGCAGATCGCCTACCGTCGCCGCTACGTCTGCGGCTCGGATGCAGGGAAGGTGATGGAGGGAAAATGGCGTGAGTTGTGGCAGGTCAAGACGGGCGTGATTGTGGAGCCCACCCTCTACGATCAACTGATGAGCAGCTCCGCCATAAATTTCCACGTCCTCAAGCACTTCACCCGGGAGCGGCTGGAATTGACCCGGCTGCTCGGCCACGCCACCGAGCCGCTCAACGCCTTCTGGTACACGAGCCAGACCGGGCGGGAGGTAACGCGGCGCGGCGAGTGGGCGGTATCGAAGCGGCACCCCTTCATGGGCGCCCATCTCGATGGCGTCTCGACCACCTCGCGCGGCGAGCCCTGCTATTGGGACGCCAAGTGGACCGGCCGGGCCGACGAGGCCTTCCTGCTGCGCCACACGCCGCAGGGGACGCACAACGCCACCATCCTCGGCGTTGATTGGTGGGGCCTCTCGGTCTTCATCGGCAACGGCAAGTGGGAATGGATCGAGCAGCCGGTCGATCCGCTCTATCAGGCGAAGCTGATCCAGGCCGAGCGCCGGTTCTGGGATTACGTCGAGCGAGGCGAGGAGCCGATCGACCATGTGCTTGAAGTCGCCCCACCCGCGCCGCAGCCGAAGCTGCGCACCGTCTCGCTCGACGGCGGCACCTACGACCCGGATACGCAGACCTGGGAGCCGCCGGAGGGCGGCAGCGCACCTAACTGGGCATCCGACGCGGTGCGGCTGATCTATAGCTTCCATGCCACCGAGGCGGCGTTCAAGCGCCACGCCATCGTGCGCGACGAGTTGAAGGCGCTGGTGCCCGAGGATGTCGGCGCGGTCCTGCGCGGCGACTTCAAGCTGTCGAAAACCAAGGCGGGCGCGGTCACGATGACGATCGCCCGCGACAAGGAGAGATCCGATGGTTGACATGACGCCGGTACGCTCAAGCACGGTCGAGAGCGTCGGCTGGGATGCCGATGCGCAGGAACTCGTAGTCGAGTTCAAGAACGGTAGCCGGTACGTCTACCCGGATGCAGGGCAGGCGACGTACCAAGACCTTTTGTCGAGCCCGTCGCCCGGCTCGTACATCAATCGCTGGCTGAAGAACTCGCACTATAGGAAAAGATCATGAGCGAGAACATGAACCCCGAGACGGGCGAGATCGCCACGACGCACCGATGGAGCAATCCGGCGAACGAGGTATTCGGCGCGCTCGCCAAGGCGCAGGCCGGGATCAAGAATGCGATCAAGGACAATCAGAACCCGCACTTCAGGTCGCGCTACGCCGACCTCGCCTCAGTCAAGGAGGCGTGCTGGGGTCCGCTGACCGAGGCCGGGATCGCCGTCGTCCAGATGCCGATCAACCGCGGCGGCGATGTCGGGGTCGTAACCCTGCTCGCGCACTCCTCGGGCCAGTGGATTGAAAGCACGGTCTTCGTCCAACCCACCAAGTACGACGCGCAGGGCGTCGGCTCGGTCATCACCTACCTGCGCCGATACAGTCTGGCGGCGATGGCCGGGGTCGCGCCCGACGATGACGACGGCGAGGCGGCGGTAGGAAGGCCTCAGGGGCGCGCTACAGCGCAGGAAGCCCCTCGGGGCGGTAACCGTACCCCGGCACGCGAACAGGCCCCCACAGCCTCGTCTGCGGCCAAGGATGAGGCGCGCAAGCGGTGGGGTGAGATTGCCGATGCGATCAAGGCATGCAACACCGTCCCCGACCTCAACGGAATCGCGACGATGCCGGCGTGGGCCGCGTGCCACGCCAAGATCGTCGAGGCCGAGGGCGAGCGTACCGCCGATCAGTCGATGCAGAGCCTCTCCGACCGCATCGAGGACCGGAAGGCGCTGCTCCTCGACGACGCGCGCGGCACCGGCTCGCTGAGGCCCTTCGAATGACCGTCTACGTGGACGACTTCCGAGCGCCATACGGCCGAATGAAAATGTGCCATATGCTGGCAGATACCGACGCTGAGCTGCATGCAATGGCGGATCGTATAGGTGTTAGTCGGAGACATCACCAGGACACGCTCAGCGGATCACACTACGACGTGGCATCGAGTAAGGCGGCGGAAGCAATTAGCCTCGGAGCGGTCCCTATCACCTACCGCCAAGCGGCTATGATGACCAAGAACCGCCGAAAAACCGGCCATCTCGGCCCCCCCGATCCATATTTTGGGCGCACCTACGACCCGACCTCCCCCTATCCGGGAGTTGACCCGAGATGACCGTGTCGATGCAGGCTTACGCCGTCACCCTCGTCTTTGCCGACGGCTCGATCTTCAGCAACGTGACCACCTCCCACGCCCGGGAGGTGGCGCTTGCCGCCTCGGTGCAGGCGGCGGCGCGCGACAACCCGGCGGTGCCGGACCTCACCGGATTCTCGATCATCGACCTGCCGGCCGAGAAGTTGCGGGCGATGCTGCGGCAGATCGAGGGGCAGCAGGGGCAGGTCGTCTCTCTGGCCATCGACAACCCGCGACAGGCGGCGCCTAACGCGCTGTTGGATCAGATGCCACCGCAGCCCAACCCGCTCAACGTCCGGTTCCCGACCGGCCCAACTGAGGGAGACGGGGCATGACCCCGGAAGCCGCAGCCCGGCGCGCTGGCGCAGAGGCGATGCGGGAAAGGGCGGCGAAGCAATGTAACTTGATCGCTATTGGGTATTTGAGTGAGGGGCGAGCGGATCGAGAACGAGGCTCTGACATGGCATCAGTCGCAGAGCATTGCGCCAGTTCGATCCGCGCCCTCCCCACGGACACCGACGCGAGCGGGGAAAAATGAACCAGTTTGCGCCCTTGGCCTTCCTCGACCCCTTCGATTTGATAAGTAGCCTGCCGCGGCGCATGGGCTTGTTCAAGATTGGCAGCGACGACCCGGAAGATCATCGGAAGATGCTGTTTATCCGCACGCAGCGCGGAGTTGACGAGTACCGCAATGTCGGCGACCTCGGCAAGTGGCCCGAGCTAAAGGCGATCGTCAGCCAGATCGAGCGCGTCGGCGAGCAGCAGGGCGGCGTCGAGTTCGGCCGCATCTTCCTTGAACTGCTGCCGGCCGGCGTCTGTCTGCCGTGGCAGAGCGAGGACACACCCTACTTCGCCCGCTTCAACCGGACCATCATGAGGCTGAGGGTAAACCCAGGCGCGGCCCTCTACTATGGGGTGGAAACGTTGCAACCGCCGCCGGGACTCATTGTAATGGTCAACCAAAGGACGCCGCACTGCCAAATAAATATCGGCGAAACGTCGGCCATTTCCCTGGTGATTGACTTCCGACGGCTGGCCGGATCGGCGGTTTAGGCGATTTCCGCCCGACCTATGGGCGGTTCAGCGTCGTATCATATTCGAGGAAACGCGATGCATGAACCAGCGACTAAGCCTAATGGGCTTCAAGCCAATGGCTTGTGGAGGTGGATTTTGTTGATAGCAAGTAGCGTCTTTGTGGCCTGCGCGATCTTAATCGGTATTGATTATCTTCGTCCCGAAGGGAACATGTGGCTGCTCGGCGGGGCTGGAGTAGCGATAGCAATTTCCATTGTTTTGATATCAAAGTGGTACGATAGCGTACCGAAGATCCGATGAATGCTAGTACTCCATACCCTTCGCAAAACCGTGGGTCTGTAGCTTGTCCAAATCGCCGCGGAGCCTGCTGCCGATATCTATGCGCCAGAACGGCGATGCCGGGATCGTCAGGCGGTCCAGCGTGCGGTACGCGCCGCGGCGGGCCTCGACCACCGTAGAGCCGGTTCCGGTCGCCACCAGCGTGTAGGAACCGGAGGTAACAAGATGATTCTCAGCTTGAATTCCGCCCTCGCCACCGCCCATGACTTTCGGCGCACTTCCTACCGCGACATTGCAGAAGTGAAGGCTATCCTCGATGCCTGGGGTTACCCCCCAGATGGGGACGTTTACCACCTCATCCGGACGTTCATGGCCGAACGGATAAGGCGGAAGGGCGAGGACGACGCCAACCGCTACGGTGTTCAATCGCCGTGACTTCGGCGGCTTGCCGGCGGCCAGCCCGGCCAGAAACTCTATGGGCTCAGAATGAAGTGCAAGCTCAATATTCACGGCTGGATAACCGAAACGCATCGTGAATTCAAGCGGCCAGGGTTGCCCTTCGTCATCGACAATACAATTCACATCGACGTTGCCAACATAGCCGAGGCTTACGAGGCGATCCTCAAGGGGCTGCAAAACCTTGTTCGCGAGCTTGCTGGATTTGACGAGGCGCATAACGGTCCCGGCCTCCCCGCAATTTGGCCCGACACCCCCAGCGAAAAGACGCTTTTCCTCGAAGTTCTCCTCAAAACCATCGGCGAAGCCGCCGGGGCCGCACCACGCACCGACCGCGAACTCGACGCCCTTGACTAGCTCTTGGAGGATAAACCCTTGCGGAAACTTCTTCCCCTCGCGCTTCCATCGCTGGAGACGCCACACCGCCTCGCGACCCGTTTTTGCTACGAAGCTCAGCGATTTGTCGGTGACATCCCCGCATGGCTTGATAGCCACCCCCTCGTCTGTACGCGCGACGATGGCGATAGCCTCGTCGTAACCGGCGCACTGCTGGTACGCTGGCACCGGGATACCGGCGCGTTTGAACTGCTGCATCCCGACGAGCCGGTTCAACTCCCACTCGCCCGCGACCCCTGGAGCGCCGATAACTGGGACGCCTTCCGCCTTCAAGCGGTCAAACTCGGCCTGCGCATAGCCTAAACTGCCGAGGATGACGAGATCGGAACGCCGGGCATGGGGCCGCCAATCCGGCACGCGGTTGACGAGTCCCCGCCCAACGGGACAACGGTATTGGTCGTAATCACGGCACCAGTAGGAAACATCGTGCCCTAGGTTATGGCCCCGGATCGCGAGATCGAGCAGGCCGTCTGCGTGGGGCTCGCAAATTAATACCTTCACAGGGCACCGGACCCTGGCAATATAGCCGAAAACCCCGGCGCAGCTTGACCCTGCGACATTGCCTCGGTCGGTCCGAGGTGGACCCGGCCCTGCCGGGAAGCTAGCTTTAGCTTCAGCCAAGGAGAAGCAATCATGGATTGGGCGCTATCCCAGGTAGAGTCACTGATCTTTTTATCCGCCTGCGTCTGCTCGTCGCTCGGCCTCGTCGTGGTCCTCGATGCCATTGGCAAGCGCTAAGGCCCGCCTATGCTGTGCCGCAGATCCTTCGGGGTGATCGTGACATTCAGCGGCTTGTAGAGGTACTCGTCCTTCTTGCTCTCGCGCAGATGGCGGGCGTAGTCGCCCTGCAATTTCTGGATCTGGGCCATGATCTCCTTGGCCTGCTGAGCGACCTCCTTCGGATCTTGCTTCACCCGGTTGCCGTGCGCGTATAGCCCCGCCAGTTGCCCCTTCAGCGCTCGGATGTGAGAGTCCGTCTCCATCTTCTCCTGGCGCATCGGGTTCTGCCAGCGCTCGGGCGCGGGCCGGTTGCCCAGGTAGCGTTGGGCGGTCCCCATGGCCGTCCCCTTTAGCTGCTCCTGCTTCATCGGGATCGGTGTTACCGACTTCAGGACATGATTGCCATACGCCTTGAACCACTCCGGGGTGAAGGCCGGGAACGGCGCGATCTCGTGCCCGAAATAGTCCCGTCCGGTAAACGCCTCGACAGAGAGGCGGCCAAGCGGCGTCAGCTTGCCGGCCAGTTCGTTGATCGGGTTGTGCATGTAGCCGAGAATGTCTTTCTCAAACCCCGGCAGCAGGGAGCGCTCGTCGGCCCCCTCCGGGGTCTTGCCTCCAGTGCGCGGCACGATGAGATCGAGGCCACCCCCTTGCGACAGCAGGCCGCCCTTCCCCTCGCCCGGCGTCTTGCCCGTCATAAAATACTGGTAGGTCGCGTTGGTCAGGGCGATTGCCATTGTAAGGCCCATCGCATAGCGCACCCGCGGCGAGAGGATTTCCGCACCCGCCTTGCCTGTGGCCTTGCCGGCGGCGCCCGTCGCCAGATCAACCGGCGCGCCGCCGAGAGAGCGGATCGAGCCGTGTTCCCATCCGAGCGAGGTGGCGGCGATCTGCAACGCCTGCTTGGCACGCTTGGCCCAGAACAGGTTGTCCATGACGAGTTCGCCGAAGCGGTCGTCCATCGTCTCCTGCAACTGCCGGGCGCGCGCCAGCCTCTCCGGGTACGTGGCATTCGGGTTCTGCCGGAGCCACTGGCTTATCTCTTCGTAGAATGCCGCCCCCTTGAGGCGCGGCACCAGCACGCCGAACAGCGGCGCCGTGACCGTCTCGTTGATCCGGGCCAACTCGCGTCCGATCATGCCGATAGCGCGGCCTGGGGCGTAAAGCGGATTGCCCTCGCCGACCTTGCTCAACCCCGCCTTAAAATCCAGCGCCAGATGCCCGCGGCGGAACGACTTGAAGTAGTTGTCGGCTGCCGTGCCCTGATACTCGGCCCCGCGCCCGACAGCCCGCCCGCCGGCCTCGGCGTAGAGCTTCGCCGCTTCCTCAAACTCGGGGCCGTAGTCCTGAATCCCGCGGTACTGACGCTCAAACTTGCGCCCGGTGCCGATCACATCCTTGCCAGCTTTGAGCCCGGGAATTGCGCCGAGGCCGAGTTGCTTCAGCCCCCAGGCGATGTCGCCGGTCTTCAGCCCCTCGATGCCGGACGCCAACGCCGAGGCCGATGCCTCCTGTGCCATCGCCAGGGCGTGGAAGCCGGACAAGGATAGGACGGATTGGGTCATTGCGTTCTTCGCGTGCAGGACCGCCTGATATCCCCTGCCGCCCATCTCGCCCTCCAGGAAGCCGAGGGCGACGGAATTGTTGTAGATGCGGGCAAACCCATCGGGGGCATACGCGGTCAGGCCCAGCGCCCCGGGGATGCCGCCGGTTGCCACCGCTCGCTCGGCGAGCCGCCCCGTCAGCGGCTTCCAGCCATCCGGCGCCTTGCCGCCGGCATAGAAGCGGATCATGCCGCTGTCCTGCCCGACGCGGAAGATGCGGTTGTGCGCGATGTAGCGGTCCATGTTGGTGACGTAGCGCATCGTCATGTCGATGGGATCGGCCGTCACCGGCTTGTGGCCGAGGTCGATGGCCTCGCGCAGCGTCGGGATCGTGCGCTGGCGCAGAGAGCGGCCCGATCCTTGCCCCCTCGCCCCGCTGCCCATGCTGCGCGCAACGCCAGCCGGGTCGGTGTACTGGTGAGCGTAGTAGTCATCGACGAAGTGCGTGCCGGAGGTCGAGGGCTCTGCCGCGATGGCGAGTTCGCGCTCCTTGTAGATCTTGCGCAGGACGTCGGCGAGGGGGCGCAACTCGGGCGGCCCGGTATAGGCGGCACCGCTACCGCGCGTCTCGACGAAATCGAGAAACCGCAGCAGCGCGGGATCGGCTACCGGAGGACCGGCATAGCCCGGCTGCTTGCTGCGGATGTAAGCCTCGAACTCGGGCACGTAGCGCTGCACCAGAGGCCGCCACGGCTCCCGCGCCGCCTCGACCATATCGGCGGCAGGCGGATTGGTCAGTGGCCCGCGCGTCCCGACCTGCGCCTCGGCCTGCTCGCTTGCCCGCCGCGCCCGCCCGACAGATTGCCGGATCAGCGCTTCACCGGCCTTCGAGTAGGCATCCACCGAGGAGGGCGAAAACAGCTTCTCGACGCCCTTGGCCGCGAGTTTAACATCATCGGCGATCTTCTTGAGGTTGAGCGCCCCTTCGTTCGCGGAACCTATATCCCGGATGGGACGGCGGCGGCCAACTGTTCCGGGACGGATGGCGTCTGGCATCAGTCGCGGATCGGGGTTCATCCCCATATCAACGATCTCTTGGTCGCCAAACCCCCCAGGCGTTACGCCCCGTCTGCCTAG